CCTAGCCGCTAGGCTTACAAACCTAGAGGTTGGAATTATCGGCGACTCTCACAACCAGTACGTTAAAGTTGCGGGAGGAAGCTTGATTACTGCAGCTACCTCTTCGACCAAAGGCGTTATTATCAAAGGCGCGTCTAGCCAGTCTGCAAACCTTCTAGAGGTTCAGAATAGTAGCGGAACTGTAATCGCATCTATTAGTGCATCTGGAGAGCTAACAGACACCAAGCTAACCCCAGACCTAGACAACCTGTACGTAACTACATACGTATTCGGATAGGACTTTAAATGGCTGTATACGGTAGTAATTTTTATGGGCTCTTTACATACGGCGCTGAGCCTCTTGTAGAGTTTGACGCTACCCCGTTCATTGTACGGCCACACTACTACAACACCATTTCTATTAGATGGACAAAGCCATCTGGAGACTGGACTAATTTGCTTCTGGTAAGAAACACGTTTGGTTTTCCGGTTACCCCGGATGATGGGGACATACTGCTGTCGGTTACAAATGCTGAACACGACTCCCTGGACCTGCCTTATATTGATTCAGGCGCGTCTATTGCAAACGAGAACTTTCTACTAGGTTCTGACTTTGTATACTACTACTCGCTTTTTGTAAAGAGAACTATCGACGGCAAATGGGTAAAGGCTGGCAATAACCTAACTACCTCTGTGGGTGATGGCGGTACCGGTGCCTTAATGTACGACTACACCCCACTCCCATACCGCGCGATTAATACTGACGACCTCCTGTCATTAGACGCTAAGAAGAATCTAGACCTTGCTAACTTTTTAAATGTATTTGGGTTTGAGTATGACTACTTTAAGTCTTTAGCCACTAACGTTAAAGACAGATACAACGTCTCTAAGTTGCACGGCCGCCTTGTTCCATTAATGATGGACCAGCTTGGGTTTGTCTACGAGCCTGAAATGGGTATCGAACAAGGCCGCAGACTTCTAGAGAACGCTGCTGCTATCTACCTAACTAAGGGCTCATCTTACGGAATACGAGCATTTGTAAAGTCATTCTCAGGCTACTCAACAACGATAGCTGCAATGAAAAACTTGTTCCTTACAATCGAGGACTCTTCTTTTGAGAACGCTAAGGGCTCGTGGTCTGTAGTATCTAACGGAACAATAACTAACATAAGCGGAGCTGGAGAGTCTCCTGCGGTTCCTCCGTACATTGAGTCGACATCTCCAGCCCTGTTCCCGAACTCACAGCTTGGAATACTGAAGGTCGTTGCGGCCTCTACTGCAAACTCAGTGCTAGCGTGTGGAGCTGCAAATCCAATTAACCAGGGTATCCCAGTAGTAGCCGGACAAGCGTACACATTTAGCATCTACACCAGGACTAGCCTGTCTGGAACAGCCCGCTCTGTTTCTTTAAAGATTGACTGGTACAAGTCTGACGGAACGTTTATTAGCAGCTCATCTTCTAGCTCTGCTACAAACAACGAAAGCAGTTGGACTCGTGTATCAACTGCTAACAGGACCGCTCCCTCCGGTGCGGCTTTTGCTGTACCAGTAGTTACTATTGCCGCTACTGCAGCAGATATTCACTACCTAGATGCGGGTCAGTTTGAGCAAGCTTCCTCAGCGTCAGACTACGTAGACGCTAGAAGAATTGACCTATACCTAGCCGCTATGCGTGTCAACTTGGCTAAGAACCCGACATTTGCGTCGGCTACAACTAACTGGTCTGTAGTGTCTTCATCAGCAAACTCTGTAAGTACCGCGGCAGCTTACTCTGGAACGGGGTCACTACTGCTAACCTCCAACGGAGGGGCAAAGTTTGGTTGTAATCAATCTTCAGTTCCTGTTACAGCTGGCTCAGCATACACGTGGTCAATGTATGTAAAAGACGTAAACAGCGCCGTTAGTTACAAGGCAGGGATAAGTTGGTATGACGGCTCTTCTACGCTTATCAGCACATCAAGCGGAACTACAACTGCAGTTAGTTCGTCAGGGTGGACTAGGGTTTATGTGACTGGAGTAGCGCCTGCTAACGCAGCCACTGCAACTATCTCAATTGAATCTTATTCTGCTGCTGCGTCTGGTACTCAAGCCTACTTTGATGGGGCTTTGTTTGAGCAAACAGACTCACTAAACCAGTACTTCGATGGTGACGCTGGATACTACGAAACTACCGACCTTTTGTGGGAAGACAACGACGACACAAACGGCAAAAGCTACTACTACAAAAACAGGCTTTACGTTACCAAACGATTGATTACCGCCCTGCCAGAGTACATGCAACTCGGGTCTACTTGGGCACTTTTCATTGGAAGTTGACAAGCCCATAACTTCGTCATAACATGATATCTCCGTCAAAGGAGGAAACCATGAGACGAGTAACCATCGCGGTTATTGGAAACGCAAAATCAACCAGGGCTAACGTAGAGGCCCTAATTACAGACATGGCTGATGCCATGGATTCGGTAGCACTGGCTACTGTTTACAAAGACAAGCAGTCAGACGGCCAAATATGGGCAGAACAACTTGCTCAAGACAAAAGTATCCCGTGGGTAGCGTACGACAAGAATGACTACAAAACCCTACTTAAAGAGCACAAGGATAATGAGATTAAGTTCTTTATCCTGTGGGATGACGAGGACCCGGAGTGCCAACTGGCAGCGTCCGTGGCGCAGGAAAACTCAATTATTGCATACGACCTGACTAACGGTCTGATGCAAATTCCGTTCTCTTCTAGCACGATACAGAAGCCGGCTGTAACAGAAATTCCGGAGATAGAAACTCAGGTTAGTTCTGAGCCTGTTGAGCCGCAGTTATCTCAAGGGTCTGGCAGTCGAAGAGTCGTACTAGACGTAGGAGAGGCTGTGGCCACTCTGATAGAGGGCGCTCTAGCAAGCGATGACGCGGAAGAAGAGCCAGAAGAAGAAGACCTTGATGAGTCTGAGGAAGACGAAACTTGGGACTTAGGTGAGCTTTTAGAAAATGCTATAGAAGAAGCAGCTCGGCATTTTGCTCGCTCATTTGCTGATGAATTCAAAAAAATAATCGGCAAATAATGAGCCCTAACATAAGTGACCAGGCTAAGGCTTGGTTGGATTTCTTCTACCTGCACCCAGAGGTGCGGATTAATTACCATGCTCTGATGAAGTACGGCCCAGTTAGCCGTAGAAAAAGCATGGACATCATCCGTGAACTTAAGGCCGCAAAACTAATTCATGCTAAGCGCTCACGCCACATCGGAACTAATTTAGAACTTACCGTAGCGGTAAGCTCCGTTACATCCGTTACAGCAGTACAGCCAATAAGCAGTATTTCCAATAGCAGTATTGCTAGTACTAGCAGTTATGCTACAAATAAATTCTTCGACGAGGTCGAAGAGGAAGGCGACAAAGTGGGTTACGACTTTTTTGAAAGCACATCTACTGGCGATGATGAGATTATCCGCGAGCGCGAAAAGCACATGGCGGTTAAGAAGGCCGAGTATGCTGAGGCTCAAGAAAAGAAGGCTCAGCAGCGTAAAGACATACACCGGTCAAAGCTGGACCCAATTAGTTGGACTTGCAAGGACGTGGCCTACGAGTTTGCAGACCGCATGGCAAACATTTGGAGCATCAAGCCATTTAGCGTAACTCAGTCCAGGTTTGTGCAGGCGTTGGCCGGATTCCGCAAGCAGCACGACACAAACGGGGCGCTGGAGCTAGAAATCATTAACATGTTTTTCTCTGGTCTTCAGGCTGAAAAGTACACTGATGGCAACCACTTGTGGCGGGCATTTATGTACAAGGCCCCGCTGCTTTTGCAATCTGCGAAAGAACGTGTAGTATCTGCAGAAGATGTGCAGACCGCTATTGTCGATGACCAGCAGGTTAGCAAGAAGAAACTAGCCCTTTTGGAGGACGAAGATGTATAAGCCTGACGAACTGCCTGCTCGCAGGAGAACCTGGGTTAAGACCGCAAACGTGCCTCCAGCCAAGATTGGCTGGGAACTAACTGACTGTAAGGACATCCCAGGGGAATCCACAGAAGCCATCCAAAAGTGGCTTAAAAGCCTCTACAACGGCCGTATACTGCGTGCTGAGGGTAAGGAGACCTGCGGCCTTGGAATGCTGTTCTACGGCCTCCCAGGGCGCGGTAAGACCACAGTAGCCAATGCTGTGATACAGGACATCATCCGCAACGTAGACCCTTCTGTGGTCGGTATGGAGCCGGGGAGAGCCGTTCCACGACCTTGCTACTTCATCACCTATAACGGCCTCCTAGACCTAAAGGGAGCCATTATGGAGGACCACGACCCTAACGACGAG